CACTTTCATTAACAAGATTTCTATACAATGGATTCTTGAATCTCTTCTCATGAATATCTCTATAAGTATTCAATGATTCAAGAGGACAATACTTATCAATAAATATTATTGTATCAACTGGAACTGTATCAGATCCAACAATCCTCTCAACATGTTCTTTAATCGGAACTCCCTGCTCCATTATGCGATTGAGATATTCATAACATTTTAATTTATTCATTAATAACAAACCTCCATTTGAAATTAATCTTCAACTTCAAACAACATAGCAATGAGATAACAATCATACATTCCATTATCATATGGACCATTCCATTCAACTCCTACTTGTTGTTCAATACGATTATGTTTATAGTCATTAGATTTAAACCATTCATACCAATCATCAATATCAAACTTGCTTGATAAGTCTGTCTTAACTATATCAGAAACTTTAGTTGATAATTCTTTGTCTTTCTTACAGGCTTTCAGAAATCTCTTAACAGCAATCTTCAATGATTTACATCTTGTATTAAAGTCTATTACATAATAACCAACACTACTATTTTCATTAGGAGGATGATATATTGCATTAACTTCATACTCATTTATATCATCAAAATCTTCTCCTGCTTTATAAACTTTCTCATTAACTACTTCAATCATAAGCTTGTATCTCCTTAAAATGAATCAGAGAAATCTCCAAACTCATCTGTTGAAGAAGTATCATCTGTAGTAGTTGTATCTGAAGAAGTATCAGTGTCGTCTGAAGAGAAGTCATCTGTACCAGAATCAAATCCAGAATCATCTCCACCAAAGTCCATATCCATATCGATATCACTTCCACCACTGATTGGTTCAGTCTCTCCAAATCCACCACCATCTTCTCCTTCTGTATCACCTTCAGGAGCTTCTTCTTCAGGTTTATCATTAGCAAGAATCTCAGTAATATTACTGTCACTAAGCCATGTAGATACAAAGTATTCAAATACTTCTCTCTTAGTCTCTTCTGTATAAGCTTCACCAAGAAGTTCAATGAATGAAGAAATGAGATCCATCTTAGTAGCCATATTCTCATCTCTTTCAGTATCCTCTGTAGTAGCAGGAGATACCATCTTGATATCAAACTTATTTACATAATCATCAAGACCTTTATCTAATGCAAATAAATTAATCAGAAGAGTAATTCCTTGAATGTATGCATTCTGAATTCTTTTAATTGTTCTTGCATAACGAGCATCAAGCTTTGTCAATGATGATCCAGCAGATAATCCACCTTCAATATCCTGACCTAAGAATGACTTAGGTATCTTTAATCCAGCATAAAGTTTATTAGCAAAGTAATCAAGGTCAGCTAAATCCTTTACATTAACATCTCCACCAATATTACTCATGCTTACTACACCCTTACCATTACGAGTAGGAATGTAGATAATGTTATCAATAGGTCCAGGAGAAGCCTGAGATTTAAATCTTCCATTAGGCTTATCCATCATGTTTCTTTGTTCAATCATTTGCTTAAGTCTCTTAAGAACAGTATTAACTTGAGACTTAGTCATATCACCAACTTCAACCTGAAGTAATCTGATGATTGATGAACGAGTAACTCTATTGAGCAGAATAGCATCTTCCATAAGCGATACTATCTGATAAGTAGTATAAATATCCTGAAGTATAGACTGACCTCTTTTGACACTATAAGTCTTAGTTGTCACTCCACTTCCTGTTCCACCAGATCCAGATGATGTTCTAATAACACCATTATTGTTTCTTACATTAGTTCCATCATTAACTCTTGGATCTCTCTTATCTTTATCCTTATCTTTGTCCTTATTAAACATTGAAGGATCAATATTGAAATTAATTGATACAGATTCAGGGTATCTATTAATGTCATTACCAATACTTATATGAATGAAATTTCTTGGATCATATACAATTTCTGTGTTAGAATTAACATTATTCATTACATAAGATGATTTAAATGAATAATTATTAGTCTCAACCTTATCTGGCATAGGAGACTTAACGAATCCAACTGTCTTACCTCTCTTAACTAAATCAAAAATTTCAGCAGGATTAGCATGCATCTCAATATATTCTTGCATCTTATATCCTACATTCTTAGGTTTAAGATTAATTAATGCCTGATGAAACAGGGGATCATTTTCTAAGTCCTCATTATCAAGAGGATCATCAGTAAATGTTTCTAAGTATACATCTCCATAAGTAACTAAAGAATAAATATGAGACCAAGCATTCTTGTTAATATCAAGAACATCAATAAGTCTATTAGCAAATGCAGCAATATTAGGATCCTGTGAATCAGCCCAGATAACAGAACCATCTCTATTATACTGAGTAGCATCATCAGCATACATCTCTAATGCTGAAGCAATTACAGAATCATTACGCATCTCATCATAAACTTGATAAAGACTTTCTCTATCAGTAGCAATGTTTCTGAATGTGCTTAACTGAGACAGATCTGCTAATGTACCAGAATCAATTAACTCTCCTAATAAATCAACAATACCCTTACCTTTTCTTGATACTGGTAACTGATCTTCTTTATCAGGTATTGGTTTGATTCTCATTCCTAAGAATCCATCATTTAATACTTCTCTAAGAGTTCTTCTCGGCATGATATTATCATCCTCCTACCAAATTAACATATCACTATTTCCACTATTATAATATGAATCTTCAATTAAATCGTCACTAACAAATGATCTATCAGCTTGACTTATTTGAGATTTAATTTTAGATAATCGTTTCTTATCTGCTTCCATAGATGCCTTATCAGAATCCTTGGATAACAAATGAAATGCTTCATCATAATCTTTATTCTTAACAGCATTCATAGCTTTAACTGCATTATCTTGTTTCTCGCTATTAACAACTTCTTGCTTAAAACTTCTATCAAGAGAATTAACTACTTCATCCTGTAATGAAGTTGAAGCAACATAATCATTAGCATCTGAAATTGATTTATAATCATCAACCACATAGAGTGATGATCTATCTACCATTTGAGAAGCATTATATAATGCACCAGCTACTGAGTCAGCTATATCCTTAGAACCATTTAATGGATGGTCTACCTTACCAGTTTGATTATTCTGTTCGAGATTAATTATCTCAGTATCAAGTTCATCTAATTCAAGCATTGAAATTCTTCTTTCATTAATTGATGCTTTAAGATACATATATCCATCAGGAGTTCTATCAAGAGATACATATCTTGCATCGAATCCTGCTTGAGAGAACTGTTGTCTTGTATCAACACTTTGAAATCCGTCAGTACTTATTCCTTTTATATTCCATCCAAGATTATACTTTAAATAATAAATAAATCTACGATTCTTTTCAAGAGATATCTCTGCACCAGCAGGACATTGAATTCCTAATGAGAATATATGAGCATAAATCATTTCTTGTATTGGTACTACTTCTCCATCAACATATCCCATATCTTCTCTAAGTCCCATTACTCCTACACCAGAGATACCAGTTCTGTCTCCAGTTACTGACATATCAAGATGAATATAAATTGGTTTAGTATATATCTCTTCTGGTACAGCAGATGGATCAAAGAAATCCATAATCTCAAAGTTATCTAATGTTCCTATTGAGATAATTGTATTTGAGAATGGATTGATTCTATGACAATGAGCTCTATGAAGATTCTCATAAGTAATAAACTTAGATACAATGTTACAAGATACACCAGCTAAGTCCATCAATGCTCTATCAATATCTCTATTGAACTCAGTAAAGAGCTCTAATGGTACATCCATTATCTCATATCCTTGTTTAATCAATGAATCAATATCATCATTCTTAGATACAATTCTTGATTTAACTTTCTTATTACCTACTGCTACTTTGAATCTCTTATTAGAAAAAGTACCAGGTGGCTTAACATTCCATTGAGGTTCATCTGAAACAATTACATTAGGACTATCCTTAATTGTCTCAACATAAGATTCAATAAAGTCCATCTCAGATTTCTTAGAAGATACAATGAATAACTTAGATACAAGAACACCATTCTTAGTAAATCGAGAACGCATTCTGAACTTAATAGCATTGTAAGTCTTCATAATCTTAGACTTAGTAAAGTCTATGTTAGCACCAGACTGGAAGTTAACTTCGTCCAATATTCCTCATAGTTAGCAATTATGAGAAACAATATATCCTCCTTCTCTATTATAAATCAAGAAGTTATTATATGGAGTAGCATTTACTACGTCATAAACTGGAACAGGATTATCATAAGTAATCTTTCTTATATTTGTGATTCTCATAATTACTTAACCACCACCTTTATCTTACCAACTAATGATTCATATCCTTTGGGAGAACCACCATTTGATAATTTATAAATTGTATTCTGAGAAATTTTAGGATATCCATTTTCTCTTAGGAAATCTCTTATTTTATAAGAGCCATTGAATTCTTGATTTTCATAGATATAGGTATTGCATTTCTTATTAGTTGTTGAGCTGTCTCTTTTATAATAAGAAGTTCCTCTCTTAGCTTTAGACATTCTCTCACAATATCCTTTATCTTTACCTTTATAAAATCCTTTAGATTCCCATTCTGATAAATCATCTGGATTAATATACTTAGTGATTTCTCCATTTGTTATAGCAATTCTTCCATAATGAGGACATTTCTCACCTTTCTTACCATACATTGGATTATTACTTCCATGCATATCTCTACATCTATATTTCAATCCTGATTCTTTATGCTTTCTCTTAGTCTCATTAGCTTTAGTTACAGCATTATGAATATCTTCTTCAGACCTACAACAATTAGCTTTATAAGCTATCTCAGGTCTTTTCATAGGATTATTGTCACCAGTTAATGCATGTGATATCTTAGACTTAGTTTCTTCATCATGAATCCAACCAGTTTCATTCTCACCACCAGTAGTTTTATTAAATCCATTATTAAATGAATTATAGTGCTGAATCCAATATCTTTCTCTTTGAGATAAATCTTCTCTATTACATTCTTCAATTAATTCAAACTTAAAATTATCAAGACCATACTTATTAACAGAATATTGAAGATGCTTATTCCAATGAGAATCAGATTCAAGCATTATTCGATGATGTCTTAATCTTCCTTCTACATTCACTGATTGACCAATATAACATTTTCCATTGATTAAATTAGTTATCTTATAGATACCAATCATAACCAACCACCTCCACTAATTCAGGTCCATCAATTGACTTCACTAGATGAGGTAATTAATTTTATCATAATTAAATGCCTCCTATTCAATTATAATTAAATACTTTGTGTAATTATAACTGCTGTATCTGGATAATGATTTGCGATATATCTTAATTCTTTAGCTACTCGAGAATTAGACCAACCAATGCTATTCTTCTCATTAGGAGTACCAGCATTCATAAGTCTTCCATTTTTATTTACCCAATTCCATTCACCATCTTCATTTCTTCTGAAATTAATTGATGAACTTCCAGAATAAGGATCTCTGTATTGCATTGAAATCTCATAAGTACCTTTAAGAACACTATTGATTAATTCATTATACTTACTTGGAGCAGTATCAGAAAGAATGTATTTATTAGTTCCTTCTTTCATTACTTTAATCATTATTATTCACCTACCAATCTTATTAAATATACAGATGACGATCATAATCGTATCTGAAATCTGCATACTCAGGATTCTTACCTTTAAGAATCTTTAATGCTGAACCAATAGGTTCTTCCATATCTCCTTCATAATAGTCATAAAAGTAAGCAATTACTGGATCAGAATCATCTCCACCAAATGAGAATTCAGTTAAATTAATATATTTATCTCCATACTCATCTGTTTCAATAAGATTATTCTTCAAAGCATATTTAATTTCATGATCCAGAACTGAAGATATCCAGTCATACATTTTACCTTCTAAGTCAGGATCATAATTATAACCTTCCATTACTTTAATCATAATTTAATTACCTCAATTAATCCCAGTCTTTTAATTTAGAAACTTCACAATTATCAAGAGCATCAATTATTTGATTATTCATTTTCATTTGGATTGTTATTCCATTTAAAGTAGCAGTACCATTAGATTTAAATTCTTTCATAACTTCTGATAATGATTTATCTTTTGTCTCATAAATTTTATACAATTTACGAATACCCTTATCAATAATATCATTAATAGTAGGTTTTGTAGGTCTATTATATAAAATATAAGTTTCATACATATGGAAATTTCTTAACTGAATACGCCACTTCTCTTTAGATTTTATATATATTCTACATCAACAGAACCAAATGTAGATACTTTATTGTTAGATCTTTCTTCATAAAAAGTTATACAGTAAGGAAAGAATCCTCTTTCTAAATATCCACTTCTTACATCAGGAAATTTAGGTTCACTAGAATTTTCATATACTTTAATCATAACATAATTACCTCTATTCTTATTTTGTTCTAAAGACCTCTTAAGAGCGTTCTAATTTTAAGCGAAACCCTTTCCCCTTAAAGGATTAGAACGCTCTCAGAAGCTTCTGAGACCTCTTAATTTTGAAATTAACATTCAAACGAATTTTCTTTTATGAAGACCTTAATTAATAATTAATAATCCTCTTCATCTTCATCAAATCCTCTGTAGTCATCAAACCATTCAAGTGCTTCATCTCTTGATTCTGTCTCAAAGTCAGGTTCTGTATCCTCTGGAGAGTAAACATCATTATCTCCAAAGATGCATACATACTTAACTTCATCACCATCATGTACTTCATAAAGTGTATAGTCAGTGAAGAATCCATCAGAATCAGGAACTCGCTTAGAATCTAATTCCTTATAAGTTACTTCAGAATAAGATTCTTTTGTAAGAGCATTCTTAACTTTCTTCTGAATCTTTCTATCAAGATCATCAATAGGTTCAAATCCTCTTGCCTGATCATATGATATCTCAATAGGATCCTGACCATCCTTAACTGCAATCCACTTACCTTTACCATTGACTACTTTACTATATAAATCATAACCATCTCTGTTGGTCTTATACTTGTAACCAGTCATATCGAAAGATGACTCTTTCATTACTTTAATCATATATAGTACATCTCCTTATTTAAAGAATTGAGGAAGAATCATTGCTAATAATCCTGTAGCAATTCCACCTATAACTAACCATATGAGATTATCTTTTATCTTATCAATGAACTTAGATTGCTTCTGAGCAGGAGCATTCTTGATATCAACAATCTCTTGATTAACCTTATTGATATCTTCCTTTAATTCTTTATGTCCTTCTTTCATCTCACTTACATCTGATCTGACATAAGACATATCTTTAGCAATTAATTCAACTGAAGTAGCAATCTTATGAAGATCATCAACTTTATGATCAAGTTCCTCAATTCTCTTCTCATTGTTCTTAATCTCAACATCATGCTCAGCTAATTTCTGTACGATCTCAGTATTATCCATATTGGTTCTCCTTTCATAATTTATTGAGAATCAAATTAGATATCTGATTTCTTAATGAATCCAGTAACATATCTTCCAATAGGAGTCTTACCTACATTACTTTTAGCATTAGTGATTCTCATTCTTCCTGATACATTAATACCATCATAAATCCAATAAGTTCCAGAAATCTTTCTACCAGTCTTAGTTGAAGAGTTAGCATAAAGAGTTACATTATTTAATGTAATCTTAGTTCCCTTAGCATAAGACTTAGCTGGAGCAGGACTATTATCTGTAGTATTTGTTACATCAGATACATTAACAAATCCAGTTACATAAGTTCCAGCTGGAGTCTTACCAACATTAGATTTAGAATTTGTAATTCTGATTCTTCCATTAATCACTTCATTACTATATACATAAAATGTACCAGTCTTCTTAGATCCATTAGTAGCTGAAGCAGATGCATATATTGTATCATTAGATAACTTAACTGTATCTCCTGCTCCAAGAGTTATTGAAGTAGAAGACTCTGTCTTAGGTTTATTACTGTATACTTCATTACCATTATTGTCATATACAGAGTATCCTTCCTTACAAGACTTCTTAGCATTATCAAGATTCTCATAAGCACCGATCTGTGAAGATGCATCAGTCCATGACTTTCTGATTCTGTAAATATTCTTAGAAGTATCATCCTTAGAATCATTCTTATCTTCTGTAGCTGATGATCCTTTAAGTTCATTAAGATACTTCTGAACTTTATTCTTGAAGCTTGACCAATGAGGAAGAATATAATAAGGACAATACTTCTCACCTGAGTACTTAGTAGTATTCAGATATTCATTAGATCCTCTTCTACCATTCCTAACATTAATCCAATGAAGATGAGTAAATAATCCTTCTTCAATAGTAAGACCATACTTATCAAGTAAATAAGCTACAAGTCTTGCACAATTATCCTCAGCCTTAAGACTTTGAGAATTTGAACTACTATCCATAATACATTCAATACTAATTGTAGTTGTATTACCTGGACCATTACCACCATCAGCTGCATGCCATCCTGATAAAGTTAATGGTAAGTTCTGCCATGCACAGACATCATCGACATAATAATGAACTCTTACTGTACCCATATTACCATTAACAGTAGCACGAGTATATTGTTCAGCATCATCATTTACATTATCAAGATCTTCTGTATTATGAACAGTAATACCAGCAATCTTATCAGGAAGATTAATAGTAGGCATACTAATTCTATTAGGATTATGTTTAGTAAGAAGATACTCACGAACAGTAACCCCATTAAGAATAAAAGTTCTATCAGCTGTCAGCATAAATCATCTCT